GTCATCGCCAGCGCCACACGAGAATGCTCGTGTGTCGCTTCGTGTACTGACTGACTGCAAAAGGATTTTCGACTTTAAAGTCGGGAAATCCCTTTCGGTATTCATCAGGTCTTGGCGTGGCAGGTTTCTGCGCTTCCGTAAAATAACGGAGGAGCATATTCCAGCCAGGTAGGACTTGAGTTACTGATGGAGAAGACTCAACACGAACGCGATAAACAACCTTTTGGAGGTGTTTATCAGTTCGGCGTCTGAAGTCTTCGTTGCGAGCAGACGACCAGCGTAGGCTTGGACATGCTAATTGCATATCCTCGCCGGGTATGGGGCCATATATGGCCTCTAAACACCCTACAATATAATTGTATGTGCTGAATAGTCGTTTATCCCAGAAGGAGTTCGCGTAAGCGATCCAACTAGTATAAACGTCAGGACGAGGTGACTCGTTCCATAAGGTCCTTATTCGGACCGGAGTGACGTTGATGCCGTTGAAAGCATCAACTCCACAGGATTCCCTAAAGGATCCTTGGACACAGCTCTTAGTACGGTTTATTCTTAAACCAAATACTTCGAGGATGTTCATAGCGCTCTCAGCAAAAGCTGTTGGGACTATGACGTCATCACCATACACGAGGATACTCTCACGAGTATCCGCGTCAGGTGCGCTTGCAGTGAGTAACGCCCAGATTGTCAGAGCCATAATGGGGAAGCATAATGCTGAACCCATTGGCGCAAACTTTCTGAGAATAAGTTTCTCACCGTTTGGCAACACTGTAGAAGCACTCCTAGAAGCATCCAGAAACCTGTGAAGGTGGTCTGGAAACAACAGGTGAACTAAACTAATCGACACGCGATCCGAGGCCTCTTTGAGGTCAAGGGTAGCATACTTACCAGTTTGGGAACCCAATAGGGCCCCGAATTGGTTAGGTTGTTGATTAGTGAAGAAGACATTAAACCTCGTGAGAGGATGTGTCTCCACCAACTCATAAATGGCCTGTCTCAAGCCCTGCTGAATCCATTGAAAATCAACGGGTTCACAAGAAATGAGCCTAGGCCCGCGGGAATCCTTCGGAACAAGTAAAACTTGGGCCGAGTGATCCGTATCGGAAATGGATGAGAATCCATGACCTATATCACATACGTGCCCAGCGGATGCGCAGAAATACGCATCAATTGGATACACACATGTGATTCGGTGACTAATATTACGCCAAAGGTATTTAGCCCCAAGTCGTTCCTTTGTAGAAACGACACCAGGGCCATGCCTCGGGGTAATGTTATATGCATCGAACCGCGAGAATACTCCAGAAAGGAGTATTCGCGCTTCGCGAATAACGCGTAGACGATTAGAAGGAGTATTATGCCAAAGAGGATCTTTAAGGTCCTCAGGGGTAATTTTCCTCCTTCTATTGCTACGTGTGAACTCATGAAGCGATACCCCCATATCAGCGAGGGTAGCATCGACATGAATAAGATCGTCTTCAGTCTTTTTGAAACTGTCGACGACTTGTTGTGTTTGTGCTTCTGTATAAGGCAGCTCATACTTGTAAAAAAGCATGAGGATCTGTCTTATTACGCTGACGCAGTTAGTGTCAGGGATCGGAAGGACCTCCCCACTCGGTTGGAGAACGCGAATGAAGAATTCGCCGAGAAATCTCGGTAATTCAGAGTCATTCATGGCATCAAAACCATGCAAGGCTCTAGTCATTTTGCATTCACCTGCAAGCACTTTATCAAAGAGCTTGCCCAATTGAGGTAGCGTTTTCGTAAGAAAACCTAACCCTTCCGAACGGACTCTATTTCTCACCTTTTGTTGGGTGAGGCGTAAAGCCCGAGCGTTGAATAAACTACTCCAAGACACGTGAGCGTCGTAGAGCAGGTGTTCGATGACTTTTATTTCATCTAGGCTCTTATTGAGTTCCATAAGGATACTCTCCTAGAGCATGCACCACACACTACGACCCTAACGAATAAGACGATATGTCAAAAGTAAAAACTAGTAACATACCGAATCCTCACAATGGACAACAAGAACTCGTAGCACTTCGCCTAGAAGTCATCCGCCTGCGTTCGCAGGTAGATAACTTGGCAGGAGCGCACGTGGCTCTTCTTGACCATATTAATAGAATGAGGAAGGTATTGCAACGGTTCTTACCGTTAGTCGGATACAACACTCAACAAATAACCGATTTATTCGGCGCTTTTTGAGAGTTGAACCGAGACAGTAGTTCCGTCCAACACACCACTCTCTTTCAAGGATTTACATCCAAGAGAAAGAGTGATAAGAACGATTGCTATGAACTTGTTCATATTATCTTATAGGAACAGGTTACGGTTGCAATTAAATGCCACCGTTAATCAAGCAATCCGCACCATTCCCAGTGCAGTCGTACAGAATCGTCGTGCTGGCGCCCAAAGAGGCGACAAACGCGATCAATTGTGCAAGAACTGCCTTAGGAGCGGTACTGGCGGCCAAGTTCCCAATGGGAAGGTCAGCTACCAGGTAACAAGATGACTTCACGTTTACCGTGGTGTCAACTTCACCTGCAGTCGTCCGATCAAAACGAACAACAGAACGCCGGCGCCGGTTCAACCCGGTACCAGTTTCCTGATGTGAGATGGTCAGACGATTAGGCAAGGCGGGAGTTTCGCTTATCATAGCGAACTCCGTCTTACGGTCACCGATACTCAGCCGAGTAAACTCGACTTCTGTACCGGCGGCATTCTTCACTTCGTTAGTATTAAGTGTGTTAGTTAACATGCTTAATGGTCGAGAGCTCTCGCCCTCGTTTCCCGTATAAACGGGACCGAGTACTTGCGCACCCGGTTACTGGTACAACACCAGCGGGTTTAGTGGCTTTTCTTTCGCGTAAATGCGAGAGCTAAGCCGAGACTCAGTTCTTTTGGGCTGAGTCCACTCGTAGTAAGTAACTGCGAGTACGCGGGTAACTCCAACTGACGGCGATAAACCGTCTCGTGGAGATCCGGCAGGTATGTGTAAGGTGTATAGTCAGGAAACAACTCGCTGTTCGCAGAGATGCGAAGGCGAGTACGTCTCTTAAACTTCCAACTCCACATATACCTCGATATGTTAACGGCGGGTTCCATGTTCATGACTTTACGGTCATCGAGCCATCGGCCTACGCCAACGACCCAATCAACCACAAAACTCCATGGAATGGCGTTCCAGATAATCGCAGGGTTAAGATTAACCCCAAGAGCATCTAGCATACCAAGCCACTGAGCATTCTCAGTTTGGAATCGAGTAAACCAAAAGTTAAACTCGACCTGAGCGTGGAATTCGGCATACTGGTCCGGAAGATATTCCCGGACGCATCTGAAGGAATTGACTGGGGCAGCATAAGCACCAGTTTGAGTGGACGTGTTACCAACATATCCATCAAACTGGCCGCCATGCAAACCATAAGTCATGACTCCAGACTCGTCAGCAGCCTGACCCGACGGGATAAGCAGTTTAAAGTGCTTAACCTGTCGTTTCCCCTGACGAACGAGTAGATCGTTTACACGAGCTCTCGTTCGCCTGATAGCGGAGTTAACCCCCGCGATATCAGACAAGAGTGGCAAGATGTTAAACTGCGTTTGCAGATAAGCATCAGCGCCAACTCCGAGCGACTCAGACATAGTCGGTGTACCAGTAGGAAATCTACTGCGAACCGAACTATGACTTTGGCGGAGCTTAGGCTTGCGTTTTACAACGCTAGTCAAGCGCCCAGCAAAGTTCTTAAGTCTGAGAAGTGTATGAGGCAGCGACTTAAAGTCCTTCAATTCTATAATTGAATTGACTAAAGACAGCTCAGCCTTAATGCGTGGCATCATTGCTCTCAAAGAGGCATCGATGTACACACTCAGGTTGGTAGGTTTCGGTACAAAACCGTCTCCTAACGACTCATCCTGTAAGAGGCTTGGGTAACCTGTAGAATGGTCACCCAAAGGCCCGAAGACAGAGTAAGCCAGACCGGCGTAAGCTAGTTCGAAAGGAGCTAAGGAATCGGAAGGATAATGTCCGATATCCGTCGCACTCTTCAAAACTGGCCGCCAGCCGATCGTAGACGGTGCACGGTCCAAGCCAAAATCAATAGAATGATGTTGGCAAGATTTCCATGCACCCTTCACCCACACGGGATCTGATAGAAGCTTACTATACGACCGCAAAATAGGCGGTTGAGTATAGACGGCTTTTATCTCGTCTGCAATTGGTGGATTCCAGGAATTCTTGGGAGTTCTATCATAAGAACCTCCAACAGTAACTGAATACCCATTATGCTGTGTGGATCTTTCTGTCGTTTTTAACATAACGTCGGATGTCAAGTAATAGTTACTCAACGTGGAGAGCCCCGCGAGGGG